GGTTCTCGCTGTTTGCACTGATGATCACCGAGCCACCAATCCGGGTGGTCAACATCCAGAGAACCAGCCAACTGACAAGCGCAGACTTGCCGATGCCTCGACCGCTGGATACTGACTCCCGAATGGTGTCAAAGTTAACCTTGCCCTTCTGTGCCCTAATGTGATCCGTCACATCGCGCAGCACTTCCCTCTGCCACTTGCGTGGGCCACTGAACTTAGCCAATGGTGTGTTCTTGACGCCCCAAGGAAAGGCGTAGAGAACAAACGCCTCAAGGTCATCAGCGATCTGCGGGCTCCATAGCTCCACCATCAGTCGCTGTTCTTCTTCGCCTTTGTAGATTGGGAGTTGCATTTATTTCATTAGGGCGCTGTTGTCGAACTTGGGCGCTTGTTGTGGTGATTGACCAGCCAACAGGTCGGGTGCTGCTAGTCCTGCTGCTGCGGCTATGGCTGCGGTTTTGCGAAATGGGTCAAATGCGGCAAACCGGGAACGGATGTTTTCTGGATTAAAAGTAACTTGCTCTGTGCCAAATTGTGGTGAATTTCCATACAAATCACGATCATTTGTTACCCGCGTACCTTGATAACCTAATCCTTGTATGTCCTTTGTACCTTGAATTGAATCTTTAGCCGTTGAAAATGGGGATTGACCTTCTGGCCATTCCATATATTTACCCCTGCTAACAAGCGGATAAACAACTTGTCCATTTTGAGCCTCATTGTAATTTGCATATCCTGATGCAATTTCAGGATCAGTATCCGTTGTTACTCCACGGCCATACCAACCCTGATCATTTTTTCCAAATTTTGCCGGATCAAACGCATAAATATCTTTGTCTGAACCGTGAAATCTTGTAGTATTCACATCAAACCCCATAGCAGCCGCCCTCTGCTCCGGTGTATTGCCAGCAGGCAAACCAAGGCCACCTTGAGCTGGTGGCAGAGATGCGCGTTGTTGCGCCAAGCGCAGGGCTTCGTCTTGGGGGGCGACAAACTTAGCGCCAGTTAAGGCGGTGTTGTCAAATGTGCTTGTCGGCGCAGGATTAAACGTCTGCTGCATTTTTGGCGAAACCAAGTTAACCGACGAATTCTCATCCATCAATTTAAACACATCATCCAAACTTGCATTAGGTTGATTTGGTGGCCTGCGACCCAAACGGTATGCAGTCTTTGCCGCAGCTTTTGACGAAACTTGACCCATCATGGCTGGAAAATCTTGCAGCACCTGAGATTGCAAACTCTCACCAATGCCTTTACCCCTAAACGCCTCCGGTACTTCCAAACCAAGAACAGATGCCGTATTGTCTGGGCGCTTTAGAACGTCAATCATCCCGCCGCTTGTTGGATCCGTATAACGGAACCTTTCCGCGCCAGCGCCAAAAATCTCAGATGCGTCGCGCTTAACCACGTCAAATTTTTTAGCCATCAACGCACTGTTGTCGAACTTCTGGGTGCCTCGGGCCATGCCAGCCAGCATACCCATGCCTGCTCCAACCTTACCCAGTGGTGCGCTGCTGGCAACCAAGCCAGGTAGGTAGCCATAGGATGCACCCTGCCTTACCGCTGCGGTGTTTGGATCCATTGCACTGCCCTGCATCTCATCTGGTGCTGTGCCTGCTAGGCCACCAAGGAAGCCATACACCTGGGGGAACTGCTGTCGCAAATACGACCCTTCTCCTGTCGCTGGAAGCATTTGCGCTGCCAACAGGTTGTTCCGTGGCGCTGACTGGATGAGGGCGTTGGGGTAGGCGGGCATGGGGTGAATGTGGGTTAGCGGTTTATATCATAAAAAAATAAAATTGTGCGTGGGCCCACCGTAACTGCGGCCCTTTCGCGCTGGGCCCCTCCCCCCCCCGGCCACGGCGCGGCGGGCGGGTCGGGCGCGGCCAGCGGCACAGTTATCCACAGGCCACATGCTGTTAGATCAACTTAACATAACGCCCGTTGTATAAAGCAGAGACGACAGAGACAGAGTTATCCACAGGTACACATTACTTAACTGTGACATCAGTCACGTTGTCAATGACCAGTGTCTTTACCCTTGACTGCGCCTGCTCCAACGCATCGAGTACGCTGATGCGCTCATCGCGCACGGTCATGTCAATGCGGTCACCGTAAGTCCGAGGCTTCAGCTTGCTGGCTATCCACTTGCGAGCATCCACCTGCATACGCTTCTGCTGCACCCAGGCTGACGCCATAGCGCCTTCCAAGCCTTCCGGCATCTGCTCGTCAGACAACTCCAGTATCTCGTCAGCCATGCGGTCTGCACGGTCTTGGACGGCCTTGTCGTAGGCAGTGCGAAGCCGGTCATCACTAGCCAGCATTGATTGGAAGCTAGTCCACGTTGGATAGCCAGGCTCGCGCAGCACTGTTGATACGCTTTTGCCCGCTGAAACCTTGTCAACAATCTGCTGCCAGATTGGATCTCCTATCGGCCATTTCGGTGGTCGCCCCATAACAGCGCCAGTTACCGTAGTCTTTTCAGCCAGTGTTTTCACTTTGATTTTTCCCATGCGCGTATGCGTAATTTAAAAGAATGTGTTCAAAATGCGACCCCCCCCCCATAAACCCAGTCGCATTTACAACACGCCGTCGCATCCAGAACAATCTGTCGCAACCAGAACATAGCCATGCAATTCCTGCATAACCCTCATATCACCTCAATCTCCACAGCATAAACCTTCGCCGCACCCTTGCGCTGGCGATACTGCCAGTCCAACCGCTGATCCCCATCATCCACACCTAGCCAATCAGCCACCCCATCCCTCGTCGCCTTAAACGCTGATTGCAGATTATCCCCATCCAAGCCCCTAGGAGCCACCCTAGTCAACACAATCGTGCAAGGCAAGGGCATAGGTGCACCAACAGCACATAACGCATTGAACGCCTTCTGGCGCTGTCCCTTCGTCAACTTGGCTTTTACAGCCCAGTGCATCCTGATGTTAGCCACACTAACAATCTTCATGTCTATCTGCACCTCAATCATATTTGCCCCCAAACCTTACACAAACTTACAAACACCTGCAAACCTCCCACTTCCCCGTTTCCCCCACCTTCCCTGACCTCCCATCCGGATCCGGATCATCCGGCCCACTTTCCATCCGGATCCTTCCTGTGTCTATAGACACAGGAGGAAGGATTCGGATGATTGGAAGGGTGGGAACCCGGATGGATCCGGATGGTTTCGGATGGATCCGGATCCTAATCCGGATGGAATCCTTATTATCCGGATCATCCGGATTCGGATACTTTCGGATACTTCCGGATGCAAATCAGTCACTCCGCTAGTACCTCGGCTGGTTTCGGAACGCTCTTATATCCATCATTCATCTCAACAACCAAGTTCTTGGTGGTCAAACTCTTGAGTGCTTCCCACAATCTATTGTTGGCAATGCCATGCCCTTTGGCTGATTCCCGCAGTTCGTCATGGCTGACTGGCCCTGACTGCTGATCTTGCAAACGCTTAACCTCCAACATGACCAAACACTCCATCACCTTCTTCTGGTTTGGCGACAGGTAGGTCTTCTTCTGAACACTGCTCACCAGCCCGCTAATGTCCACGCTGGTCAGGTATGCACCCTTAACTGGCAGGTTGTGCTTATCCATGATTGGCAGATCCACCTGCGTGATCTGGAAGTTCTTGGCCGGTGGCATCTCGGCATCCTTCATCTTCTTGCTCTCAAACTGGATGGTCTTGGAGCCCGAGTCCAACTGGCACTTGTACTCAGCATCCAGCGCACCTTTCAATGCCGTACTTCCCCGGCTGCGGTCTTTGTCCATCGCTCCGCTGTGGTGCACCACCAGAACGCAGCACTTGTAGTCCTGCCGCAGGTAGGTATCAAGGTGCTGGATAAACGAATTCATGTCCTGAGTCGAGTTCTCATCCCCGCCCATGTTCCGAGCCAAGGTGTCAATCACGATCATGGATGGGATGTGCCCACACTCGGCGCTCAACGTTTTGATGGACTGTGCCACCAGCGCAGCCTCTGTCGCGTCATACAACTGAGCCGCCCTGTGGCTTTTAAACAACGGTGCGCCGGTCAGGGCTACACCGTTGCCCAGTTCCCAACCCTTGAACCTTCTTGCCAGTCCGTTGTGCCCCTCACCGGCAATATAGAACACTGCGCCCTTCTGCACCTCATGCCCATGCCAACTGGTGCCGGTTGCTACGCAGCAGGCAATGTCAATGGAAACAAACGACTTGCCGCCGCCTGGGTCACCAAACACCTGCGCCAATGAGTCAGCCTCAATGTAGTCATCCACGACCCACTTGATTTCTGTCAACTGTAGGCTGTCAGCCCGCGAAAACTCAAATGCCAGCTTCTCCCGTACCGGCCCGGCCACGCGCTCAATCTGGTCTTTGACAGCATCCAGACCTTGCAGACAGTGCAGGTCGTTAAAGTCCGTTGGTTTGTTGTCAGTCATGTCAGATTCGCTGAAGCTAGGATAGACAATCTCGCCAAAGACCAAAGCCGCTGCTGCCCTGCCCTTGGTCACGCCAGGATTGCCATCTGTGAACTGGTCATTATCCGCGCCAATCACAATGCGACTGCCTGGGAACATCTCTTTCGCCGCCTTGGCTACCTTAGCCAGGTTCCCACAATCAAACGCCACCATGACCGTGTACCCCGTTGCCTCATGGATTGATGCGCAGGTTGCGAAACCCTCACCAATGAAGATGATCTTGCGGTTACCACGCAACTCAAAGAACCCACCTTCAATCTTGCCGCCCTTCAAGAACCGCTTGTTACCCTCTGCATCAATGGTCTGGTACGACAGGATCTCACCATGCTGGTCAATTACTGGCACCACCAGCCGCCCGGCACGGTCAATCTTCACGCCATGTGGCTCAATGTGCTTCCGAACCAGATAAGGATGGTCAGCGCTCGCATCCGCATAGGTGCCCACCTCATCCTCTGCGCGCTCCGCAGCCACCGCCTGGCTGGCTATCCTGTCAGCATCCTTCTTGGTTTTGAGGTCATTCATCCACTTATCATGCTCAAACCGTTCAGTGAAGTTCATGGCCCGCCCAGTGTCAGCCACCCACTTGGCCTCAAAGGTAGGCTCCTTCCAGCAGCCAGCAATGCCCACAGGCACCTTACCGCTGGTATGCAGGATGTACCAACCATCCAACGCACCCTTCTTGCTGGAAATGTGAGACACCCGATGGATCTCGCCATCAGCAATGATCTCCTTGATCAACAGGCCACTGGCCTCACAGTGCGCCCGAAACGCCCCTTCCGGGTTCACCAAATCTTGGCTCTCAGTAGCTACCGCGAAGCCGTTGGGGAAGATGCTAGATAGGTTGCTCATACACTGGCTCCAATCAGTTCAGGCCAAATGTCAGCCCAGCTAGAAGTACAGACCATCTTGCGTGTCACCGCACCCTCACTAGCCTGCTCTACCCGCACAGCCTCTGCTGCTGACATCTCACGCCTGCCGGTGAGGCACTGGTAGATGTATTGCTCATTCATGCCGACTTTTTCCGCTAGGCGTCGGCGCTCCTCTGGTGTGATTTGTGTGTTCATAGGCCGCAGAGTCTAGCAGAGTGCTATAGTGCTGGTACAACTTATTTGACTAAGGGTTTACCCTATTAGGGTTTTAAGTTGAACTTTTTTTGCAAATAGTTGTTGACCGACTCTAGCAATGCGCTAGAATCTAGCCATGCCAACGAAATTGTTCTTGGCATCACGCCGAAAGGCCGAAAGGAAATCAGATGACCGATTCTCAACTAATCGCTTCCGTAATTCGCTACCTGCAAGCCGAGGCAGGCGCGGTATCTTGTAACGTACACCTGCCAAGCGGCAAAAACGTAGTTGTTTACGTTGATGGCCGAGTTCAATACTAAATCACATTGGGGCTACGGCCCCCAAGATTACGGGGGAAAGCGGATGCGGTAAAGAGACAAATCGGTAACCGACCCGTGCAGCGAGTACCCCACCCAACAAAACGAAAGCAAAACATGAACAAACTTTACGACATCCTTCTTGCTACCGCCATTGGCGTAGCCCTCGCAGCAGTCTTGGTCTACGGGTGGCCGCTATGACCAACAAGTGCCTTGCCCCACCCTGCCCAGATGGCATGGCCGAGTTCAACATCTTTATTGAAGGTGTCTGGCTGGTCTGCCACTTTGAATACGAGCCTGCCGAACGGGAAACAGAATCTGAACCCGGCAACGACTTGCTGCTTACCCTGCAAAGCGCCTACGTGCACAACGTAGACATTGCCCACCTGTTGCTGGAAAACACCACGGTGGAAATTGAAAACTTAGCCCTAATCGAACTGGAGAACGAAGATGTGTACTAACTGTCGCATTCGGACACGCGCGGTTAAGGCCGACGAACTTGCATGCACAGACGCACGAATCAGACTCGAGGGACTGAGTGCAACTGAG